AATATGTTTTGCCTTTTGTCTTTGTAAGGCGTTCATGTATTCTAGCCATAGTTTTTCCCTTTCACTATGCCTAGCTATTACTATGTAGAATTGTGTCTACTAATAGACACAATATTTGTAAACTAAAAAAGCAGTTATTATTCATGTACGCATATCTGTATCATTAATACTTATGAAATCATCATATGTATAATATCATTTTTTTTTATTATATGTGCGATTTATTTCATTTCGTATTCCTTGATTGTAAATTTTGATAACTTGCTTGTAGTTTCTTATCGAAACACATATTATAGCACTTTAAAAATATTATTTCTGATAAAAAATGACCAGGACTTAATTTTTCTATTGGTATAAGTTCATTTAATAATGGTTCTTGTCTGTACTGGATGTTAATATTTCCCATTTCATCGCAAGTTCCTATATTTAAAATTTGCCAACTTATAGATTGATTATCGTAATCATAAAAATAACGATTTTCTCTTATTGTTCCTATTTGATTAATATAATCAAATGTATAAGTAGTAACATCTATAGTATAAAATGGTGGATCATATCTTCTAACTTTTATAGAGTTGAAATCTAGATAACTTTTGTATTGTGAGTCTTTAAAATATACACAGTATTTTTCAGGATATTGGTCAAAATAATTTGCAAAACATAAATTAGGAATTAATAAAAAGGATAATAAGATTATAGAAAATAATTTCTTCATAATATCACTCCTGATAATTATTGTGTAATCTATTTAGGTAATCAATTTCTTTAGGACTAAATTGTATATTTGTAACACCATCGGCATTACAACCTAATGTTTCTATAGGATAGATTAAAACAATTATCCCGTCTTTTAATAAAGCATAATTTTGGGAAATGTAATTTATTTTTCTTGGTACAGATAATCGTTGCCCTTTATTATTATATACAGGAACAATATAATTATTTACAAGATTGTTTAACTCATCAGTTGAATAAAAATTTATAAAATTATTCAAAGGTACATTATTACCATTATTTTTATCATAAACCAATCCTATAAGTTGATATGTACCACGATAACCAGAAGTATAACTGATTTTCATTACAATAGATAAGTATTTTTCATCTTCATATCCTACTATATATTTCATAAAACCCTTATAAAATTTACCATTATCGTATTTACCTTTAAAATCGTATACATAGTTCGCTATATCCGTATTAATTTTATCTTGTATATTTTTATTATCTAAATAAACCAAAGGATACTCTAAAGTTAAATTGGTATATTCTTGTTTACCTGTTTCAACGTAAGCAAAGCAAAAACTTGGTACTAGCATTATTATAAACATAGTTAATAATAATAATTTTTTCATAATACCACTCCTATGATTATTTTAAACTTTTTATAATAATATTTCCCATATCAATTTATATCAATAACATAACCTCTATTAATTATATCTTGCTGAAGCTCCTTATTAAAATGTATCCTATAAATTCTTTTCAGGAATTTCAAATAATAAATTTAAAAATTTTTCTCCTAATAAGTATTTAAAAATACTTTTTCTTCTATGAAAACACCCATTTATTTGAGATGCTTCTCTATAAATTAATATTTTATCGTATATTTTTAATACAGATGTAATTTGTGAATAAATTTTCTTTCTTTCATTTAATGATATGTGTATATTATTACATTCCGTTAATATATATGCCAAACTATTATTCAAGAACTTTCCTCCATGAATATAATTACACGAAATGCGGTATGCACTTTTTATTTTTGAAAAGTCGTCTTTATTAAAATTTATTAGTGGTTCATTTTTTAAAGATATAAACATTTTATCGAAAAGATTATCCGTAACATAATTTGTTTCAACTTCAGTCTGCATAATAGCTCGTGTGTAATTTTCTATAATGGAACGTTCATTTAGGTAAAGATACCTTTCATTATTTTCGATAATACTTAAAATTAAATAATATAAGTCTGATATTATAACTTTATAAAAGTAATTGTCGTTATTATTGTTATATAGATATTTAAAAAAAATAATATGTTTTGATAGAAAACAAAAAAAATCATTATCAATTTGATGATAGTTTATTAAATTACTTCTTTTTTTTATTGTTTGCATAAATTCTTCAATATCTTTTTTTATATCATTTAATTCTTGTATAGATATAGTTTTATTCATTAAGATAACCAGCCATCAAAATCATTTTTAGAATTTTTAGGTGCTTCATTTTTTAATTCTTCTATTTTTTTATCAATAAAAAGAAATAGCCTTTTTTTATAACTAGAATTATTTTCAAGTTTTATAATCTCTCGAATAACTCTAGCTACTAACAAAGTACGAGATTTATATAAATAAGTTTTAAAATATAAATTGAAGGTTTCTTCCAAAAATTTCTCAATATCAACATTTTTATTAAATATTTTTTTTGATAATAACAGTTCTGCCACTATACCTATTACTTTATATTTAGCTATATTTTTATTTTTTAATTCATTTCTATACAATATTAAATTAGTGTACATACTTATCCCTCATTTTCAATCTTTTCTATTTTCTTTAATAATTCTAAGGAAATAGCTTCAATATCTTGTTTAGAATCTTTATATTTAGTAGGTAAAGATCCAGAAGAACCATATTGGATATTATTAGTAATAGATGTATTAGCCGTAAATATATCTAAATTATTTACAACTTCTTTGCTTTCAAAATTTATACGTATTTTTTCTTGTTTAGCTGAATTTTTGTGTACCATAGTATAAACTAAACCAATACATTTTAATTGTATAGGTTCTTCAGCTATTAAATCTCCAATAGCTTTTTGTAAGGAATCTATACCTACAATAGAATATCTATCTATTCTATTTGGAATAAGATAATAATCTGATGCCATTAATGCACTATCTGTATAAATTGTAAGTGTTGGAGGACAATCAATAATAATGAAATCATATTTTTCAGCTAAATGATTATTTAAAATAAAATTTTTTATTCTTCTAACGTGGCGATTATCATTATAGGTATTTGCTAGTACTAAATTCAAATCTCCACAAAGAATATCCAGATTATCTTTTAAATTTATAATTAGTTCATCTGCTTTTGGGATTGTATATGATCGATTCATATCCATTTTAGGTTTAAATAATTGATAAATGGTTTTTTGTCTATTAAGAACTTCATCTCCATAAAAATTTTTATCCTCAAAATCATTATCATTATTTTTTTCAGCTTTTTGTGGTTTATATGCATCTAATAAAGCTTGTGTAGCATTGAATTGTGGATCTGCATCTATTAGTAGTATATTTTTTCCAACACTAGATAAATAATCTGCAATACCAATACTTAAAGTAGTTTTACCAACTCCGCCTTTCATGTTAATAATAGATATTACTTTTCCCATATTTATTCTCCTTATTATATCAAATTTTAGTTATTTTTATTAATATATTTTTACGCATTTATATAATAGCTGTAAATACCATCTAAACATTTAAATCCTGCATTTGTTAACAATTTATCGACAATGTTTTTATCTTCATTATCATTTTTTATTATTGCTTCTATAATAACTGGAAATCCTTCATTATTTAAGATATTAAGTAAAATAGAAAGTGCATTACTAGCATAGTATTTATTTCTAGATTCTGTATTATATACACCTATTTGCAATTCATAAGTAGTAATATTATTGTACGTATCTTGATATTCTAATAGAATAAAACCCGCAAATTCGCCATTACATAGTATTTGATAATATCTGTCGTTTTTTAGGACTCTTAAATCATTATAAGTGTCAGATGATATTTCAGAAAATGCCTTCTTATTTTTCTTTATGAAATCAAGTGTTTTAAGGTCAAATTCTTCTTTTTGATTTAATGTTATACACATAATATTTACTCCCTCTATTGCAATTAAATTTTTAGCCTTAATTTTATTAGATTTTTATTGATTCCAAAATAATTAGCCATTTGGTCTAATGTTAGATGTTTGACTTCAGCAATAGCTTCATCAGTTATTAATAAGTCAACTGCAAATTTATTTGCTTCTATTTCTAATTTATTTATAGAAAATAATGTGTTATCTCTTAAAAATGGTGTGTTCGCTTTTGGGTGTAAGAGTGCGTGTCCTAGTTCATGTGCTATTGTAAATTTTTGTTTTGTTTCTACTAAGGTATTATTTATATGTATGAATTTTTGCCTGAAGGCTGTATTATAATATCCGTTTATTTCACCTAATGGCTCGAATAAGATTATAATACCTAACTCTTGTGCTATTTCTTGAGGATTATTGGTTTTGTATTTGCTTATTAATTGTTTAGGAGTAACTTTTTGCACAAAAACCACTCCCATCAATCATCGGATTTATCGTTTTTTTGGTATTTTTTAGGCGTATATTTTTTCTTAGCTAAGGTTTTAGCTAGACGAATACTATTCTCTAAAGATGCTTTTAAGAGTTCTTTTGTTTCTGTATCCATTTCTACCGGTTCGCCGTCAAACATTAAGGCTTCATCATTTTCTAAATTTTCCAACGCTTTATCTAAATGTTTTTTTATATCTCTTTCATCACGGGCTGTTAATTCTAGTGAATTTTTATCAGTTTCTTTAAAAAAATAGGTCGTATCTACTTGAAAATATTGTGCTAATTTTTCAATAATATTCATTCTTGGCATAGATTTTTGTAAAAGCCATTTGCCTACACTAGATTCACTAACACCTAGAATTTTTGATAATTCTACTTGTGATATATTGTTTCTATCTAATAGTAATTTTAAATTTTTACTGAAAATCATTTTACTTTCGGACATTTTAATCCCTCCTTTAATAACTATATTTTAGAATAAAATTCTATATTTATCAATAAAAATTCTATCATACTAGATTTTTTTTCTAAAAACTATTGACACTAGAATTTAATTCTAGTAAAATGTATTACAGGAGGTGAGAATAAATGAGCTTCCGAATAACATTGAAAGCCGCTAGAGTTAATGCGGGTTTTAGAATAATAGACGCCGCAAAGTTAATTGGTATAGGAAAGGATACTCTTATAAAATGGGAGAAAAATTCTGGATTAGTTACACCAATAATGCAAGAAAAGATATCTACTATTTATAAGATACCAATAGAATATATTTTTTTTGGCAATTAACTAGAATTAAATTCTAGTTAAGGGAAGGAGATTTGATAATGGAATGTATATCAATTAAAGCCATATCTGCTTTAGCTTCAGCATTAATGGCTATAAGTTTTACAGTATATGTTATCGCTTATATACGTCATATGAATAGAAAGTGAATTAGAGATATGGATATGAATGATTTATTCAACATTTTTATTATAGTAACTAAATTATTTGTTACTTATGTTTTTACTATAAAAGGGTATGAACTTTTAAAGAAATAATTAATCATTCGACTCATTATTAGATAATAATACCCAGCCATACCTAAATAGCAAGACTATAAAAATATTAATCATAATATCAAAGATATCTTGCACAGGTTTTGAAAAATGTTGATAGATACTATCATTAGTTAATGTTTCTAATAAAGTAACAACCACAGAAATTTTTAAGGTTGGATTTTCATTAACATATGGGTCTAATATTTTATCTATTTTATCAGTTATCCATAGATATATGCTGATGCTTGTATTTAAAATATAATCATTTTGTTTTTCTTTAGGTATTTCTTGTATTAATTCAGCATTAGTAATGAATTCGTATTTTAGTTTATCTATAAAAGTTGTTTCTATTGATGTTATTAAATTAATAAGTTCATTAGCTAATTTTAAATTTTCTTCTGTAAAGTAATTATTAAATATAGCTATGCAAAAATTCTGATACTCTTGATAAAAATATTTTGCAGTATTAATAAATTTTAAAATATCTTCTGCATAGGTTTCACGTATATATTCAATGGTTTCTACAAAATTCAGCATTATTTTGTGAAAGTCTGAATCTTGGAAATTACTTACTAAAGTTTCAATTGAATCGTAAAAATTTGTATTTAATTCATCAGTAAATTTATTTGATATCAATATAATCAACTCTCTTTCTATAGATGATTATATCAAAAGTTGTTACAGAAGGGAGCTATTTATAAAGATGATTTGATGAATAAAGACCCATTAGAAATTGCTTATCAGGATTTAAATATTCACGACATTATAAAAGAAAGGTACTTTTGTTATGTATATATTTTTGATAATCATTATTCTTTTATTGGGAATTAAAGTATTAATTTCTAGTATACAAATTCATGCTTTAATTTTGTATATGTTAGAAAAAAAATATACACCACCCACCAAGAAAGAATTAGATGAATATAGTACAAAATGGGTGATATTTCTAATTAAGAAATAAAATGTGATTTTATTAATTCAGAAGTAACGTTTTCGGCAACTTGAACAAATGAAGATAAAGATTTTACACCTAAATCTTTGCAAATACGTTTAGTTTTTTCAAAAACAGAATCATAACGAATATTAGCTATTAATTGATGACCTTTTGGTGTTAAATCTTCAACAATGATTGCGATAGAATTGCTATCATTACGTAAATCAATAAGTTTGTCTTTTACGCAGTAATTTAGGTGATAAATAAGTTCTTTATTAGAATATTTAGTTAATAACTGATATTGATAATCTTCTATAACTGAATCATTAGTAAATCTTAAAGTATTTTGATTAGTTTTTTTTAAAAGTTCAGTATCAATAAAAACGGCGAATTTTCTAGGTTCAACTATTTCTTCAATACAAAGAAGAATATCTCTAATACAATCACAGTTTAATACCATATAATCATCTCCTCATAAGATGATTATAGCATAAAAATATTTAATATATGCTTAGCTATTACTAATTATTCCCTTATCGTAACGAACGCTTGGCGGTGGGTTATTGATGAAACCGTTGTATTAAAATTTATAGCTTATCTATGGGTAGCAACCAAATAAATTGAAAGGAGATTATGTATATGCCTGATTGGAATTTAGAGTGTGAAATAAAAATTCGAGCTTTAGAAGCTTTGAAAGAAAATCTAGATAAAGAGATTGATGAACTAATTAATATCGCCAAAAAGGTTCAGCAAGAACATTTAGAAGTCATAGAGGTACAACAAAATCTAAATGATATAGAAAAAGGGCCGTTGACTATAAGTGAATTTGCTAAAAAAGCGAAAGTAAGTTATGGCGCTATTTATGAAAGAGTACGTACTGGAGTAATAAAAGCCAAAAGAGATGGACGTATTACACGTATACCTTATTCAGAATATGAAAACTATATGCAAAGGATTTGAGAATATGCAAACAATCTATGAAACGAATGAGAAAAATAATATAAAAATTTAATAAAAATTATTAAATCATAATTAAAATTGGTGCGTAGCAAGCCATAGCAGAAAGGTTATTGATGTAACAAAAAATAAAAAAGAAAATAGCAAATCTTTAACGATAATCTTCTTAACAAATTTATTATGGCAGGGAGGTTTGCAAGTGGATTCTGCTATGGTGCTTGGTACGCACCAATGAAAGAGAGAAAAGAATAAATGAAATGTTGGCGTTGTGGTAAAAAATTGAATAAAGGGCAGGTGCATATATTGCATTTAATATGCGGTCTTGCTGTTCCAGTATGTGCTGATGACCGTCAATGTTATTCATTTGCTCAAAAAATAAAAAGGAGTGATAAAAATGTATGTAAATATAAGTAAATATATCTGTATTAAGTATAGAGGTGCTTTAAAAAAAGGTGAAATAAAATTATTTCTAAATTTAATGATGTTAATAAAAAAAGCTGACCAGCATTAAACTAATCAGCAACATAAAAAATTATTCGTAATTTAAGTATAACATAGGAGTAAAAAAATGAAAACAATTGCTATCTATGAATATAAAGAAGATGCTAAACCAATTTTGATTATAGCAACTAATTGTATAACTGATTGGGAATATAAAAATATTTTAAATGGTAGATTAAGTGATATATATTTTGATAATAACCGTTGGCATATTGAATATTTTGATGATAAAGGTAATGGTTATGCAGATATTTTACCACCAGATGTGCAGATAATAACAAATAGAAAGGCTGTGGCGTGATGAATTTATATGAAATAAAACAAGAATTTGAAAAGGCTATTGAAGAATGTGTGGACATGGAGACAGGAGAGATAATAAATCCTACTCGTCTTGATGAATTAAATATGGTTTTAACTGACAAGCGAGAAAATGTGGCTTTATATATAAAAAATCTAAGTGCAGAAGCAAAAGCGATTGATGAGGAAGCTAAAAATTTAACCAATAGAAAAAGAGTTCTTAATAATAAAGTAGAAGGATTAAAAAAATATTTAGCTGATAACTTAGAAGGACATAAATTTGAAACTGCAAAAGTTGTAGTTAGCTTTAGAAAGTCTGAACAATTAGAAATTAATTCTATAGAGCATATACCAACAGAATATTTAATATCACAAGAACCTAAAATTGATAAAGTGGCATTAAAAAAATCAATAAAGCAAGGTGCTGTTATAAATGGTGTTCAGATAATTACAAAACAAAATATTCAAATAAAATGAGGTGCTTTAAATGAGTAGAGTTGTTTGTATAATGGGCGAAAGCGGAGCTGGTAAAACTACCAGTCTTCGTAATCTTGATTATAAAACTACATTTATTATTGACGCAGATAGAAAAGGTCTTAGCTGGAAAGGTTGGAAGAAACAATATAATACAGAAAATAAAAATTATGTTCAAACTTCAAATGTAGGTGCTATAGAAAATGTTATTAGTAGGATTGATACAGATTTTAAAGATATAAAAGTTCTTGTAATAGATACTATAAATGCCATTATGGTTGATGATGAAATGGCTCGTATGAAAGAAAAAAATTATGATAAATGGCAAGATTTAGCTACCTGTATATGGAGAGTAATTTCCAAATTGCATTTATTAAGAGATGATTTAACAGTTATATGTATTGCACATTCTCAAACAGATAGAGATGACAGTGGTTTTTATTTTACACGTATAAAAACCAGTGGTAAAAAGTTAGATAAAATCGTTTTAGAGAGTAAATTTACAACAGTATTGTTAGCTAAAGCAGTTGATGGCAACTATGTATTTGAAACATATGCTAATCATTCAACAGCAAAAAGTCCTATGGGGTGTTTTGATAAAGAAATACCTAATGATATAAAAACTGTAATTGAACAATTAATAAAATATGAAAATGATGAGGAGTAATTAACTATGATGAATAAACCTGCAAATTGGGATAGTGTAGAAGCTATTACAGGAGAATATAAAAAATTACCTGCTGGTGGCTATGTATGTAGCATTGTTAGAGCTGAATGTACTAAATCTAAGAATGGAAAAGAGATGTTAAAACTTGCAATAGATATTGCAGAAGGTGAATATAAAGACTTTTACCTAAATCAATATCTACAAGAACAAGAACGAAATAAAGAACAAGCAAAATGGAGAGGTTCATATTATCAGCTTACAGAAGGTGATAGCATGGGACGTTTTAAAGGTATGTTATTAAATATTGAAAAATCAAATTCAGGATATAAGTGGAATTGGAATGAAAAAAGTTTAGAAGGAAAATTATTTGGTGGAGTATTTAGGGAAGAAGAATATATTAATCGTAACGGCGGATTATCTACTGCTGTTAAGTTAATATCAATTAGACCAGTAGAAGGAATTACAGATATTGAACCACCTGCAAAAAAAGTATTAGAAAACAATAATAATTTAGCTGAAAACTTTGGAGAAGAAATTCCATTTTAATGATTAAGTATGGAAAAATTGTAAAGAGAACTGAAGGCGGTGTAATCGCCTTCGTTCCTTGTAAAGATAATGAGATTACAAAGACAGCTAGAAAAATTATTGTTGAAATACCAGATAGTAGAAAAATAAGTATGGCTCAAAGAAGAAAAGCTTTTGTTTTGTTGGGATATATTTCAGCATGGTGGGGATATACTCCATTAGAAGCAACAAAAGAAATAACTAAACAAATGTTTAATGGTCATGTTCCATGTAGTTTTGATACGGATTTTTCTTTATCGAATTGTAGTGTAGAAGTAGCTAGATTATATATAACGTATTTAATAGATTTTTGTATACTTCATGATATAGATATAGGAGAACCTTTATATGAATTATGTGAAGATATTCCTAAATATGTATGGGCTTGTTTAATGAAGAAAAGATGTGCAGTGTGTGGTAAAAAAGCGGAACTTCATCATGTAGATGCTATAGGAGCTGGTAGAAATAGAAAAGAAATACCACAAATAGGAATGCAAGTATTACCACTTTGTAGGGTACATCACAATGAAATTCATAACATTGGTAAATTAACATTTTTGAAAAAATATATTTTACAATCCATAGCATTAACTAAAGATATAGCAAAAATTTATAAGTTAACTAGAAAGAATATGGAGGCGGTAAAATGAACAGCCGATTTATAACTAAAGTAGAAATAAAAAGTAATGGAACACTTGATATCTTTTACAAAGTACTTGATAAAAATAATTGTGTTATAGAAGAACATAAAAATAATTATGTAGAACAGCCATTGCCAAGTTTTTATAATGCACTAAATGATTTAATTAAACCAGTATTAGATATTTTTAAAATAGGAGCAATTTTTTCTAAAAGAATAAAAATATATAAAGTTAATTTTAAAGGTTCTAATGAAGCTACATCAGCAATAATTAGTTGTCTTTTTCATTTAACAGATGATGATGTATGGATACCTATTAATACACATATAAGAAAATATCCTACTGATAGTTTTGAAGATGGACAAAAAGGATTTTTTACTTATGACGTAGTAGATAAGCTTAATATTATAGCAGACGAAGCAATTAAATATTTAGAAGGTAATAGAAATAATATCCAGCAGACATTATTTACAGAAGATAATGCTTCAAATACAGAAATTAATTCTAAAGAAATTGTAGAAAATGTAATAGATGTACCAAATAATGTTGTACAAATGCCAACAGTGGCACAATAAATAGGAAAAGGTGCTTGCTAAGTCAAGCACCTTCCCATGAGGTAAAAAATATGGAATTAAAAGCTCATAATCTCTTAAACTCTTTTAATGATAATTATGCTGAACAATTTAATTTAGATGAAAAAACACAATTATTATATTTTAAGCTTGTATATATATGGAATAAAGCAAGAAGACCAGAAGTTTTTTATGTAGACAATAAAAGATTAATGGAATTAGCACGAATTAACTCTGATAGCTCTTTAATATCTCGTAGAAAAATTTTAATAAAATTAAATTTAATAAAATATACGCCTAGTAAAAAAAGAGGTCAAGCCTCAAGTTATTCTCTATTAAAAAATTATCATGATAATTTCGCTAGTACAACTACTAGTACAAATGCTAGTGTAACTGCTAGTACAATCACTAGCACAACTGCTAGTAAAAATAAAACGCTAGAAGCCAACAATGATAAAGGATTGAGAACACATCATGATAATTTCGCTAGTACAAATGCTAGTCCAATTACTAGCCCAATCACTAGTACAAATGCTAGTGAAAACGCTAGCCATAATAAGAGTAATAGAGATATAGAGAATAATATATATAATAACGCGCGTGATGATAACATTTCTCCAGCAGAAAGTCAAGTACTTATTTTCTATCAAAATCGAATCGGCTCTAATCTAGGAGGAACACCAGGAGCTAATGAAATAGCCTGTCTTAGAGAATATGCACAAGTTTATGGAGCAGAACAAACTATACAGGCTCTAAAAAAAGCATTGCAAAGCTCTAGAAAATTGCAAGGAATATACTTTGTTAAGTATGTAGGTGGAATATTAAGAGGTTGGGCAAATTTGAAAATAGCAGGTGGTGAATCTAATGGACAATTACAATCTAGCAACCTATCAAGAACTGCAACGCAGGCTCAAAGAAAGACAGGAACAGATATCAATTGGGCAGAGCTTGATTGATGGGAAATTGGTATGTAAAGAACTAGGAATAAAATATATACCATGTGAGTTTTCTAAAAATGAAATGGCATTAGTTGATGCTATGTATAGACAAGAAAAATGTAAGATTTGTAATAAGCATGGTATTGATTGCAAAAATTGTTTTTATGTAAAAGTAGATGAACAAGCTGGTAAATATTTTATAAGCTACAGTAATTGTGAACGCTGGAAAAATTATAAACAGCAAGAAAAAATAAATAGGCTTATGGAGCAAAGCAATGTGGGGAAACTTTTTGAAGGTAAGACCTTTAATAATTTTAAAATATTGCCAGCAACAGAGAATGCTTATAATGATTGTTTAGATTTCTGTACGAATTATATTCCTAAATGTAGGGGATTGAGGTTACACGGTAGATATGGGTGTGGTAAAACACATCTTGCAGCAGCTATATTAAATAATTTATTAAAACAAAATATACCAAGCATGATGATTGTTACAGCAAATTTATTTGATTGTATAAAACAAGGCTTTAATGACAAAGAAAAAGCTTTAATAGCAACGGAATTAGTAAATAAAGCTAAACAAGTTGATGTATTAATTCTTGATGATTTTGGAGCAGAAAAAGATAGAGATAGCAACGGAAATTTAAAAATGGTGGGTAGTTGGGAACGTGAAAATTTATTTTTGTTAATAAACACTAGATATGAAAATAATCTTACAACGATAATAACAACTAATTACAATATGCAAGAACTATTTGAATTATTTGGAGAACGAATAATGAGTAGAATTGCAGAAATGACAATATCTGTTGGAATGAAAGGTGCAGAAAATTATCGTATAAGATTAGCACAGGCGGTATGACCATGAAAAAGATATGTGCAAATCCTGAATGTAGAAAAGAGTTTGAAAGTAATTATAAAAACAAAAGATTTTGCTGTAAAGAATGTGGTAAAAAAGTATTTTATCAAGAACATAAAGAGTATTGGAACCCTGAACCTAAAAGAAAAATAGAAGCAAAGCAAAAAAGGATAGAAGCGGAAAATAAAGCTAAGAGGGAAAAACGTAGAAATGACATTAATCGTTTAATGGCAGAAACAGGATTAAAAAATAAATATGGTTTAGTAGCAAGTTTTTATGATACTAACAACTTAGAAGGACTATATAAATATGCTGATTATCTTAAATCTATAGGTGAGATTAAAGAAGATATAAACGAACCTAAAATAGTTAAATCACATGGTGGGAAAATTACAGGTGGATTTGATTATTTCATGATATCAACAAATTAGGAGCAAATTTCTATGGAAGATTTAGAGTCAATAAAAGATAAGCTTGAATATATAGACATTGCAATGAAGTTATTATTGCAATATGGAAAAAATAATCCAGATGTAGTTGATTTTCTTAGTAAAAATACAATGATTGCTAAAGATAAAGAAAATGGTTTTTGTGTAGTAATTAGTTTTAAAAAGATGAGGAATAATAATGAGTGAATTTATAAGTGGAAATGCTGGGATAATAAAAAAAGAGGATATTGTTTTTTTAGAAATATTAGAGCCTAATCCATTCTTTTTAAAAGATGAGTATAAGATATATGCTACTACTTATACTTTAGATAAAGGTGAACGTAAAGTATTGTTGGAAAGCAGAAAAAAGTATAAGGAAATAGAAAAGGAATTTAATAGGATAAAAAAAGAAGTTGAAAATACTGTAAAGAAAAAAATTTGTTGGAAACCAAAAGAACAGGAAACATATTATTATGTTGGTATTTCAGGTGATGTTATAGAAGATAAATGGGATGAAACAACAACTGATTATGCTTTTTTTATAACAGGTAATTGTTTTAAAACTAAGGAAAAAGCAACAAAACATATAACAGAAATATTAAATATTTATGGAGTTAAAAATAATGCAAAATAGACCAAAATATAATGCAAAAAAAACAATAATAGGCAATTTAAAATTTGATAGTAAGAAAGAAGCAGAATACTATTTAAAATTAAAAGCTAAACGTATTAATGGAGAAATAAATTGGATAAAGTTACAGCCGGAATTTTTGATTTTAAGAGGATTTACATTAGAAAATGGGGAGCGTACAAAAGGTATACGTTATGTAGCTGATTTTGAAGTTGAGTATGCTGATGGACATAGAGAAATAATTGATGTTAAAGGTGTAAAAACAGAAGCGTACAAAATAAAAAAGAAAATGCTCCTGGATATGTATCCTAATATTAATTTTATAGAGGTATAAATGATGAGGGAAATATTATTTAGAGGTAAAGATATAAATACAAATAAATGGTGTTATGGTGGATATGTTAGGAAAGTTTTATTTAAAAATACAAAAGATGAAAAAATAAGACATTATATATTTGATGGAGAAAATGCCGGACCAATAGTAATGCATGAAGTTAATCCAGAAACAGTAGGGCAAGCAATATGGCTTAAAGATGTAAACGGAAATGAGGTTTTTGAAGGAGATATTGTGGAAGAAGTTGAACCCGAATGGGGCGAACCTTCTCGTGCTGTTGCTGTTTTTGAAGATAATCAATTTGTATTTGGTTATAATACCGGAGCAATATTATCGGTTGAATTTTTTTATAATGAAATAAAAATAGTCGGGAACATATTTGATAATGAAGAGTTATTTCAAAAAATATCTGAACAGCACAGAATTAAATATTATCAAGAAACGAAAGAATTACACGGTGATTTAGAAAGTTTATAGGTACTAAAAAATACAGAGAGTGTGAACGACTATGCAATGTGATGAACGATATTATGAAGCCGACACAGGGTATATGTGTTGGATTAATAAGAAACCATGTAATAAAAATAACTGTACATTAAAACATAGATTTGCAAAAGAATTTTCTAAAAAGGTAGTAAAAAATATAAAGGCTGGTGAGTGAATGAGAAAGGAAGGGATAAATCCTCTTACAAATGATGGACAATATGCAGATACAACATATAAACGAGCTGTTGAGAAAATGGATCGTAGAAAGTTTTTTAAATCTATTTGTAGGAAAGTATTCAAACGTGGTAATGAGTTTTTATGGAAACATTTTAATATAAAGATGTTAAGAATTGATTTCTGGGATATGGAAACAGATAATAAAAAAGTAATGAAGGTAGGAAAATATGAATAATAATGGACCTAAGTTGGTAAGAATACCATTAAAGACAGAACAAGAATTTTATAAAAGAAATATTCCTATAATCAAAATTACAAGTATTATATTGTGCTTGATAGCAACTACAATATTTTTAATAGGATAAATCCACTAATTAGGATAGCTAAAATAAGGCTATCCTTTTAGTGTTTATATGAAATAAAGGAGTATGGAAATAATGACTAAAATAGATGAAGCAAAAGAATATTTACAACAGGTATATAAGGCTAAACAAGTATGTTTAAGATGTAATGCAGATTTAGAAGAATTACGTGCAACATCTATTATGTTAATTCCCTTATATAAAGAACGTACAGGTTTTAGTAATATAAAACATGATACCAGTGATTTTATATCTAAATTAGAACAACAGGAAGAAGAAATGGAAAGATTAAAATTAGAATGGCTAAATAAACGTATAGAAATAAAATCTTTTTTAAACAACATAAATATGAGCGAAAATATTAAGAATGTACTTATTTTACGTTATGTTTCTCTTAGAAAATGGGAAGAAATTGCTTGTTCTATTAATTGTTCATTTAGATGGGTGCATACATTACATTCTCAAGGATTATCCATTGTTGCAAAAAAAATAAAAAATTAGTTCACTAAAGTTCACTAAAATTCATAGAAGTTCATACTTTAATTGTGATATAGTTATACTTGTTAAAGAAAAAGATAAACCGTTGGTAAAAATACTAGCGGTTTTATTGTTTTATAAGTTTATCTTGTATAAATATTGGTATATACCCATATATTTTAATAATAATATGTATTTTTATAATTTATATTAGAATAATAGCCTTCATGTTGCAAAATTTATGTAATATGCTATACTAAATATAGGCAAAACATGATAAATTGTCATATGGACAGCAAAACCCCATGAAGCTCGCACCTTCATGGGGTTTCTTGCGTTATATAGCTAACGCTAAAGCTAGGCTAGTTGCCACATAAAACCGAAAGAAGCTTATCTAACCCTTTGCAAATATAGTAGGCAACTATACTTGCCATGACAGCTTCTAAAAACATGATAAATCTTGACATATGGACACCTCCTAACTGTTACCAGTATAGGAAGGGCAACGAAAGATATTATAACATAGAATTATATTTGATGATATAATAATGATATCTTTTATTTGAGGTGATTTTATTATGGAAATTTCTACAGGGTCAGTTTTAGCAACTGCCTTTGGAGGAGCAGCTCTGGGTGCGCTTATTACAGGAGGATTCTCAATTTGGCTAAATAGAAAAAATTATAAAAGAGATTACTATAAAAAAATAATTGATAAACGAATAGAAGCGTATCAAGAATTAAATAATTTTCTTAATTATATGAGAATATATAATTATGTACAGTTAGATGGTAAGAATAAAATAATTCAAAAAGCATTTATTTCAGAAGATGAGTATAATACTGTTCTTGATAAATTAAAATCAATTCATGAGAGTACAATATGGTTGTCAAAAGATTTAGCAGATATGTTTTATGATTTTAGTAATTTATTAATTTATATAAAGGATTATATATATAATGAAGATTATAAAATAAAATATTGGCTTTCTGAAAATAATAAAGATGATTTATTAAAAAAAGTAGAGGAAGAAAAAGAGAAAATAAAAAATAATTTTCCAAATCAATTAAAGAGTATAAGTAACATGCGGTCTGAAAATAAAATTGATATAAATGCTACAGGTATTGTTTTTTTCGATTTGATAAAAGAAAGAAATGATGCTATAAAAGTAGCTCTTTTAAGAGATTTTAAAAATTTATATGATATAGAGGATTTTTTTGAAAATAAAATGGGTAATAAAACTTTTAAAATCCTTAAAATTTTTAATTGGTGGTAAAGCTAAGATATTATGATATGAAAAATAATTTCCTGTTATATTTGCAGTGGTTTTTTAGTACAAAAATTTAGGTGGTGAGGTGATTTGACAAATAAAAATATAAAAGATTTAGCTTTTGAAGATTATTGTGCAGGAATGAAATATAAAGATATAGCAGAAAAGTATGATATTAATTTATCAACAATAAAATCATGGGCTAGTCGTCATTGGAAAAAGTTGCAACCTAATACCAAAAAGGTTGCAACTAAAGAAGTTAAAAAGTCGCAACCTAAATTAATAGAAAAAATGAATGCAGATTTGGTTAACAATCTGCGTGAGGTAATGTATGATGAGCCTCAATTAACTGAACGACAGCAAGATTTTTGCATATATTATGTGATGAGCGGTAATGCTTTGCAAAGTTATTTAAAAGCTTATAAGTGTAGTTATGCTACAGCTTGTGTAGAAGCGTATGTTACCCTAGAAAAGCCTAGAATAAAAAATAAAATAAAAGAGCTTAAAGAAATCATGCGTCAACATACAGACATTGATGTTGATGATATGATTTCTTTTTTTATTAAAGTTGCTAAATCTGATATTCGTGATTATGTATCATTTAATAAAAATAGTGTGAAATTAAAAGATAGTGAGTTAATTGATACATCTATTATTCAAGAGGTAAAACAAGGTAAATTTGGGACTTCTATAAAAATGATGGATAAGTTTAAAGCTTGGGAGAAACTTGAAAAATATTTTGGTTGGGATAAACAAGAAAAGTGCAATAGTGAGTTAGCCACCGAGGAGCAAAAACTCCGTATTGAAAAACTCAAGAAAGAAATAGCAAAAGATAATACCCAAGAAACTTTAATGGAAGATGACGGTTTTACCAAAGCAATAGAAAATGCAACTAAAGAGGTATGGCGAGATGATTAAAAAAATAAAAAATATTATCAAGCCTGTTATAAAATTTAATACTTTTAGTAGAAAACAGTTGCAGATACTTACATGGTGGGAAAAGGAAAGTCCATATAGTAAATATAACGGTATTATATGTGATGGTTCTATTCGTGCGGGCAAAACTGTACCAATGGCAATATCTTTTGTTTTATGGGCAATGAAATATTTTGATGCCCAAAATTTCGCAATGTGTGGGAAAACGGTTGGTAGTTTTAAGCGAAATGTGTGGAAATGGCTTAAGCCAGTATTAATACTTCGAGGATTTGCGATCGAAGAAGATAGGACAAGTAATTTGATATATATCCAAAAAGGCTATGTAGTGAATTATTTTTATATCTTTGGTGGTCGTGATGAGTCTAGTCAAGATTTAATACAGGGTATTACTTTAGCAGGTCTGTTATTAGATGAAGTAGCACTTATGCCAGAAAGTTTTGTTAACCAAGCTACTGGTCGTTGTTCAATTTTAGGTGCCAAATTATGGTTTAATTGTAATCCAGAAAGTCCTGTACATTATTTTTATACAGATTGGATACAGAAAGCTAAAGAGAAAAAATTTCTTCATATACACTTTATGATGGAAGATAATCCGTCATTATCACAAGAAGTGATACAGTCTTATAAAAGCAGATATGCAGGAGTATTTTTTCAGCGTTTTATTTTAGGATTATGGGTAATGGCACAAGGTGCTATTTATAAAGATTGTTTTGATGATGATAATTTATTTGGTGATGAATTAATAGATTATATAAGTCGAAATATATTTAGAATGAAACGTTATATATTTATTGATTATGGTACAGTAAATCCTATGGTTTTCTTAGATGTATATGATGATAATGAAAAATTATATGTGGTGAACGAGTATTACTACGACAGTAAAAAAACTGGTATTGAAAAAACAGACCTTGAATATGGAGAGGATTTATTAAAATTTGTAGGCGATAAAAGCATAACACCTGCTTATGTAATAATTGACCCTTCGGCTGCTAGTTTTAAAGTTTTGCTTCGTAAAAAAGGATTAAGAGGAAAAGTAGCGGATGATACTATAAATGCAGATAATAAGGTTTTAGAAGGAATCCGCCATGTATCCTCTTTACTAAAAAAGAAGATGTTATTATTTCATAAAGATAATTGTAAAAACACTATAAGTGAAATGAAATCTTATGTATGGGATGATAAAGCTTTAAAAAACCAAGCCAAAGAAAAGCCATTAAAAATAGCAGACCATGGACCGGACGCAGTACGTTATGGTTGTTTTACTCTTATAAATCCAAGGAGGTATAATAGTGCGTCGTAACAAAAATAAAAATAAAAAAATTATACGTGCCAAAGCAACAGACGCATTTCAAAATATGTTGGCACGTATGGGTGCTTTTACCCCTAGCTTACTAGAGGGTACTAATTATCCACTAACTAGACTTACAAGAAATTTTAACTTAATGAATTCTTTATATCGTAGCCATTGGATAATTAGAAATATCATTGATGTTATTCCGCAGGATATGACCAAAAACTGGATTAAGATTACATCTAACTTAACACCAGAAGCAATAACAGAATTAAAATCTGTAGAACGTAAAACAAGTATTATAAAAAAGATAACACAAGGCTTACGTTGGGGAAGGTTGTATGGCGGTGCTTTAGGTATAATGCTAATAAAGGGGCAAGGGGAAGATTTAAGTAAACCTTTAGATTTAGATAGTATAATGCCTGGAGATTTCAAGGGAATGCTTATTCTTGATAGATGGAATGGTTGTTATCCTGGTACAGGATTAGTAACAGATATATCAGACACTGAATATGGGCTACCAGAATATTACTATGTAACAGACCCAGAAACTAATATAAATATTAATATTCATCACAGCCGTGTTATTAGGTTTACCGGAGATGAATTACCGTATTGGGAATGGTTAGCAGAACAATATTGGGGAGCTTCAGTAATAGAATCGCTTTTTGACGAACTAAAAAAACGTGATAATGTTAGTTGGAATATAGCAAATTTAACATTTCTAGCTAACTTAAGAGTATTGAAAATGAGTGATTTAGGTCAGCTTTTATCAACTACAGATGTTAACAGCCAAAGAGAGTTATATGATACAGTACAATCTCAAAATTGGCTAATGAACAATTTTAGTATGTAAATACTGGATAAAGAAGATGATTTTAGTACTCATCAATATACATTTAGTGGATTAAGTGATGTTTATCAACAATTCATAATGGATATAAGCGGTGCTGCTGGAATTCCCGTTACTAGATTATTTGGTCGTTCTCCCGCTGGATTAAATGCCACAGGGGAAAGTGATTTGCAAAACTATTATGATATGATAGAAGAAAAACAAGAAAGTACATTGCGACCAATAGTAGAAAAGTTGTTACCAATAATAGCTATGAGTACATGGGGAGTTATTCCTGATGATTTAGATTTTAGATTTAATCCAGTACAACGAGCAACAGAAGAAAAACTTGCAGATATTGTTGCTAAGAAATCAGCTGCTATTCGGGAGGCTAGAGATAGTGGAATTATTTCAGATAGAATAGCACTTAAAGAATATAAACAAATGAGTGATACTACAGGTATGTGGACAAACATTACCGATGAAGATATAGATAAGGCAAGTAATGAAATTGATATACCTGTAGAAACAGATTTTGGATTAGAACCTAATATTAATGGTGGTTTAAGTAATGAAGTACAACAAATGGAAAATGAAAAGGACAATTGAAAAAGCTTATGCTAATGCTATAAAAAAGCTAATACAAGGACTACAAGATGAATTAAAAAATCTTGATAGTCCTTTTTTAATTACAAGCACAATAAAGTCCTTAGCTAGACAGCCTACATTTATAAAAAAAGCGGAAGCGTTGGCTAAAGGAATGGTTACTCAACTTTTTTCCGACAACGTAAAATCTTGGAGACAAGCTGCTAATAAAGGTAGTCAAGGTAAGATGATATATAAAGAATTACAAAAAGGATTAACTGGACAAATAAGAGTTACTTTTAATGAATTGATAAACCAAAATGCAAATTATATATCATCTTTACCTTTGGATATTGCCAAATATGTCGATAGGCGAATAGCAAAAGGGGTATTAGAAGGAAAACGTGCTACAGATATACGAGATGAAATTCTTAGGTATTATCCACATATAAGTGAAACTAGGGCACAATTAATAGCAAGAACAGAAACAAGAAAAGCTCAAACTGCATTAACAAGAGTAAGAGCTCAAGCTATAGGTCTTAATTGGTATGTATGGCGAACTAGTGAAGATAGTAGAGTGAGAAAAAGTCACTCTCATATGGAAGGAGTACTTATCAACTTTAACTATCCTCCTAGTCCTGAAAGATTAATAAACAAAAAATCCTATGGAAATTATAATGCCGGAGATATATTTAATTGCAGATGCTATCCAGAACCTTTAACAGACATTAATGATATTAAATTTCCGCATAAAGTTTATTATGGTGGAGCTATTCGCAATATGACTAAAAATCAATTTTTAAAAATAATGTGAGGTGGTGAGAAAATGAAATGATATCTTATTATGGCTCTAAAATATCCGATAATTTAACTAAAACTCCAGAAGGTTTTTTAATTTGTCATAATGTACCAATTGCTAGAACTGGACAACAACTATATTTAGGCAGTGAAACTCCTTTTAAAGAATTGCCTAGCAATGATACTGTAAAAATAGTGAGACACCCAGAAGAAGTATTTTCCAAAGCTACCCTTGCTTCTTTTGAAGGAAAACCTGTAACGGATGACCACCCGCTAGAAGATGTTACTCCACAAAATAGTAGAACATACTTAAAAGGTATTTGTAGAGATGTAAGAAGAGGCATTGGTGAATATAATGACTGCATTGTTGCTGATTTAATGATTTATGATCCAATGCTAATTGATGAGATAACATCCAAAGAAAAACGAGAGGTGTCTTGCGGATATGATTGTTTTTGGGAGTTAGGGAATGATAATACTATTATTCAAAAACAAATAAGAGGTAATCATATCGCTATCGTAAAAAATGGTAGGGCTGGGCATAGGGTAGCTGTTAGAGATAGTAAACCAGAAATTAAGAATAAAGTTAATAATGGAGGCAAAAAAATGAGTTTAAAAGCTATAAAAAATAAAATGTTTGCCATGTTTGCGAGAGATGAAAATTCTACACCAGAAGAAATTGCAGAAGCAAGCAAACTTTTACATGATGAAAAAACAGAAATGAAGCCAGAAGAAAATGTAAAAGATGAAGGTCCATCTGTTGGTGAGCTTATGGCAGAAATAAAATCTTTAAAAGAAACAATGCAGGCTATTATGCAGGCAGAAAAACGTGAACCTGAACATAAAGAAGATGAAATTTCTACTTTAGATGAATTAGAAAATCAACTTATTGGTACAAATGATGAAAGTGTAACAGAGCAGGAAGAAGCAGTTACCGTAGAACCAGAAGAAATCAACGATGAAGAAAGCATGATTAATAAACCTGCATGTGATACTCTTGCAAATTTAAAAGTTTTAAAGCCTATCGTTGCAAGTATTAAAGATAAAGATACTAGAAAAAAAGCTATTGATAGTTTAGCAAATCTTGTTCGTGGAAATGTACAAGATAACCAATATGCTACTGTGCTAAAAGCTAGTAGAAAAGCACAAGATAACAATAATACAGTTAAAAATGAAGATTTAGGGAAAATGTGGGCTAAAAAATATAATCCACAATATAAGGGAGGTAAATAATATGGCAGGTTATGCAATTGGAAAATCCATGAATTTAGGTTTCCCAGGAACTTATGCACGCACACCAGATGATGTAATTATGTCTAGAGCAGTGAAGGAAGATAGCAAGGCTATTCCTTTTGGAGCTCCTGTTATTTTAAATAGTTATTCTGTGGGTGATGCTACGCTTACAGCAGATAATTTTGCTGGTGTAGCAGTAAGAATTGTACAGCAAGCTGTGCAGTATTTAGCACAAAACAGTGGAGCATATCAACCAACTCAACCTTGTTCTGTTATTCAGCGTGGTAATGTAATGGTTACTTGTAATGTTGGTACACCTACAGCAGGCGGAAAGGTTTATGTTAGAACAGCAGGAGAAGATAGCGGAAGTGGAAAAATAATCGGTGGATTTGAGGCTACAGATGATAGTGGTAATGTAGTGGAATTGCCTAATGTTTGTTGGGCAACTGGAAAAATTGATGCTAATAAGGTCGCTGAAATTTGTATTAAAACTAGAAATAATCCATAAGGGAGGAATAATTTAATGTCTACACCAATTATTATTAATCCAGCAAATACCATGAAAAATGCTGGTAATTTAGCTAATTTTGCAATGAAACAAGGTGGCGGACTTTATGGCGGAGCATATGATGCTGCAACTGCTTCAGGTATGGCTTACCTTGTGGGTGAACTTGAAAAAGTAGACCCTAAAATTCGTGAACCATTAACAGCTGTTACATGGCAACGTGATATAGTTGCCGAGACAGGCGGTGGCTGGGTAGAATACACTAGCACTTTTGATGTAAATTATGGTATTTCTGCTCCTAATGGTGGTGGTATTCAAGGTGGTAGTTCCACAGCTATTCCTGCTGTACAGGTAGATATTGGCAAAAATCAATATCCTGTACACACATGGATGAATGTATTAAAAGTGCCACTTGTAGACCAAAATAAACTCCAACAAATTGGAAGAAATTTAGAAGATTTATTAGATAGAGGTTTGCGATTAAACTATCAAAAAGCTGTAGACCAGAATGTCTATGTAGGTTATGACGAATATAAAACAACTGGTATTATCAATAATCCTAATGTTGTAACTGCATTGGTTGCAGAAGGTGCACAATCAGATACAACATGGAAAAAGAAAACACCAGATGAAATTTTAAATGATATTAATACAGCTTTAACTGAAGCTTGGACTGCTGCTGAATATGATATGCGAGGAATGCCTAATCAAATTTTAATACCTCCACAACAATACGCGTATTTAGTAAGTCAGAAAGTTAGTGAAGCAGGTAATGTTTCTATTTTACAGTTTTTATTAGAGAATAATATTGGTAAAAATCAAGGTATTGATGTTCAGATTTATCCTTGTCGTTGGTGTATTGGTTCAGGTCAATCTAAAAAAGACCGTATGATGGTTTATGTAAATGATAAAGATATGTTGTATTTTGATATGACAGTACCACTAACTCGTGCATTAACACAACCAAGTGTAACAGATGCAGCTTATTTAACATTATATGCTTCTCAATTTGGTGTTCCTAAATTCTTATTTTATCAACCAGTTCGTTATTATGATGGTATTTAATAGGAGGATATTATGCGTATTTTAACTAAAAAAAGATATCAATTTGGTCATGGTGATACTAAGGTAATAACTACAGGTAACTATGCAATTGAGGATGTTCCTGATTGGGTGGAAAAGGATCCATTATTTAAATTAGCAAAGGAAGATGGAGATATTGAGGTATTAGAAGCAAAAATTCAATCTTCATCTGTGAAAGTAGAAGCTGAAGATAAATCTAAAGAAGTAAAAACTGATGTAAAAGTAAAAAAATCTAAAGAGGAGTGATGACCTATGGTTATCACTTCTGCTTCTAATATAAAATGTGGGGATAATCCTGCATACACATTGGATAATTTTTTAAAATTTTATCCGCAATTTAAGGATATAGTACCAGATGTAGTAGCAAATTCTTTTTTAGAGTTAGCCAATAATAATTTGCAGTATAGAAGATATCATGGGCAATGGGAGTTTTGTATGAGTTTATTTATAGCTCATTTTTTAACTTTATATCTTGAGTCTATGAGCGATAGTGATACGCCTTCTGCTGATGAAGTTATATCTTCTGCGACAGTTCGTGGAATAATTACAAGTGAGTCTGTTAGTGGTGTATCTTATTCACAAGATGTATCTACAATAACTAATGATTTAGATGGTTGGGCTCAGTGGAAACTTACTAAATATGGGGTTCAATTCGCATCTATTGCTAAACTCATGGGTAAAGGTGGTATGTTGGTATGGTAAACATGATAAAAGTAAAACATAAAAGTAATTTAAGTGCTTTAAAGAAAAGTATAGAATTACTTGGAAAAAGTCGTGTTTATGTAGGTATACCAGCAGAAAATGCAAGTAGAGATAATGGAAATGACATAAATAATGCTGAACTATTGTATATTCAAACTCACGGTGTAAGAAAAAAATCTATGCGTGAAGAAATGCAATTAGCATTAAATGAAGGTAAAGCATATTCTAAAGCTTATGAAATGTACATTAAATCTCATGGTTCACCATTGTGGCATGTACCACCAAGACCTGTTATTGAACCAGCAATAAATGATAATAAAAAAGAAATAGCTAAAAGATTGATAGCTGCTTATGGCAAGGCTATGGAAAATATTTATGCTGGTGATAGTATGCAGACAGCTATGCAATATTTAGAAGTAGTAGGTATGTATGCACAAAATATTGTTAGAGCATGGTTCACAAATCCTAATAATGGTTGGGAACAAAATTCGCCTTTAACTGTTTCTAAAAAAGGAAGTTCTAATCCACTTATTGATACTGGCGAAATGCGAAAATCTATAACTTATGTGGTGAAATCAGATGAGTAGAGTAAATGTAAAACGAGTTATAGTATCACCTAAATTCAGACAAGTATATACTGTTACTAGAACAAAAGGACATTATGAAAAAGGTAAATTTATATTAGATGAGCCTATTAAATTTGATATATCTGGTGTTATAACAGTAGCTAGTGCTAAAGAAGTAAATATGATACCAGAAGGCGATAGAATAAATGGAGCTATGGTATTTTATAGTTTAGTACCTTTACACACTACTACAAATAATCCAAATGCTATATCTGATATCATTGAATGGCAAAATAATAAATATAAAATAATGCAGGTTAATCCATGGATTGATTATGGATATTATCAAGCGATAGCGGTTCGCATGGAGGGCTATTGATATGATTACAACCTTAGATGAACTAGAAGATATATTATGGGAAGAGTTAATGTCTATTTTAGGATATGAAATAGATAATCCTGCATGGTCTATTAATCCGCCGGTTAGAAGAAGTTGGCAACAACAAGGACAACCAGGTTGGAGCATTAATGATGATATTTTATTTTTTAAAATATTTGATGAATCAGGTCAAGATATAACTATTCCTGTAGATACTATTATTAATAATGATTTAGCGGAAGATATCCAAATTAGTAAAGGACAAACGAGAGTTTTAAGAGTAAATCTTATAGCTTATGGTCCTAATTCATATGATAATCTCATTAATATAAGAAATTACTTTCATGCTAATAGAAGTGAAATTTTAAAAGAAAATAAAATCTATCTAATACCAAGCTCTGATGTTCCCTTAAGAATGCCAGAGCTTTTTTTACAACAGTGGTGGGAAAGGGCAGATTTAAATTTAAGATTTAACTGTCTTATGACATACACTACACAAATTAATGAAATTAAGATTGTTCCACTTAATGTATATGGTAATGCTAGTGGAGAAACAGTGATTGAAAATCATAGAGAAATAACGAAAGGGGATTAATCTATGGCAACAACAAAATCTTTAAGTCTTACCCCTATTGTAGATGTACAAATAACATTAGGTGCTGTTTCTGCTCCTAGGAATAGCTTTAATTTAGGTCTTATTATTGGTAGTTCTACAAAAACTGAACCTTTAAATGAGACAGTAATTCCGACAGCAGAACGTATTCGTATTTATACAGATTTAGATGATATGTTATCTGATGGATATACAACAGATAGCTCAGAATATAAAGCGGCTTTATTAATGAAATCTGCAACTCCATTGGCACCTAATCGTATTGCTATTGGGTGTTGGGATAAAGCAAATGATGAGGAAGCAGTTGATGCTGTTCGTGCTTGTCGTATTGCTAATGCAGAATGGTATGCTTTTACAGTTTGTGGTGCTACTAATGATGATATAAAAGCGATAGCTCAATATACAGAAACAGCAGAACCAAGTAGTACTTACTTTTATACAGTAGCTACAGAAGATGTATTATCTAGTTCTGGTAATAGCACTGACATATTTATTTTCTTAAAAGATAAAAATTATCGTCGTTCATTTGGTCAATATTGTGGACAAGAAGATACACCAGATGCCGTAGCAGCAACTATGGGCTATGCTATGGGTAATAATACTAGTCTTGCTAATAGTGCCTATACTTTAGCTTATAAATCACTACCAGGAGTAACTACTGACGATTTAACTAATACACAAGTTGAATATATAAAAGGTAATTATGGCAATGTTTATATAAATCGTGGCTATTATTATGATGTATTAGAGCAAGGAACTATGGCAGATGCAACAAAATTTGATGAAATTTTAAATCTTGATATGTTAAGTAATAATATTCAGTTGAATATTATGGATTTACTGTATCAATCTACTAAAGTTCCACAAACAGATGCTGGTGTGACTAGCATAATGAATGCTATTGCGGTTGCTTGTGATCAAGCTGTTAAGATTGGTTTTATCGCTCCTGGTAAATGGAATGGTTCAGCAATTTTAAATTTAAAAACTGGAGATACTTTACCAGATGGATATCTTATTCAAGCAGAGTCAATTAATGACCAATCACAAGCAGATAGAGATGCACGTAAATCACCACCAATTTATGTATCTGCAAAACTTGCAGGGGCTATTGAACATGTAACTATTGGTGTTACTGTTAATAGATAGGAGGTTATTTAATGGCTTTATCAACATATTCTTTTTTAGATTTATCAGGTTCTATCTCTCATCCTACAATTGGTTCATATTTATTTACTGGTGAAGGTGTTGGAGATATAAATATATCCATGAGTACAGACCGTTCAGCTCATGATGTTGCATCTGATGGTTCTGTAATGGTAAGTAAAATAGCTGGCAATAATGGTACCATAACTATTACAGCACAACAAACTAGCCCTTTACATTTTTGGCTTCTTGATTGGTATAATACCCTTTGGAATTTGCCAACTAGTGAATGGGCTACAACATCAATGTTATTAAGAAATACATCTACTGGTGGAAGTCATACAATAAAAGGGATATCACCACAAAAGGTGGGAGATACACCATATCAACAACAAGGTCAAAGGATTACATGGACCTTAATGGCGGCAGATATTCAACATAATTCTAAATAAGCTACATCTATTATGATGTAGCTTTTTATTTTAAGGAGTAAATTATGATTAATAAAACAAAAATAATTGAATTAAATGGATATAAATTTAAAATTAAAAAATTAAACGCTTTTACAGCATCTTATATAGCTGTGCAGATAGGTTTTTCTTTAGCAGGTGGTTTAATTAATGCGGGTAATACAAATAAAGTAGATATGTTACAAAAAGCAATAAGTGGCATTGATAAAGATAAATTTATTGAAATACAGAAAGATTGTTTATCTGTTGTAGAAATCCTAAATAATATAAATGGTTCAGAAATGCCTGAAGCTTTAATATTAAATAATGGTAGTTTAAGCCATAAAGAATTAGAAAATGATTTTATGACAATTATATTATTAACGATTGAAGTGGTAATGTTTAATGTTGAGGGTTTTTTCGGAGAAAAAGGCTTGCAGAGCTTGACGAACTCCCTGCAAACCAATTCCAAACAGTAAAAGCAGATACATTAAATGAATTCCTTTATAGACCTGTTCTTGCAGGTTTATGGAAACAGCATGAGCTTTGGGACGGTACTTATGATTTAGATGATTTGATTGCTATACATGAAATGCTAGATATAAAAGCAGTTAATGATTATAGAGCTAGTATCGTAAATAATAATAGTCAGTGAGGTGAAACCATGGCAAATACTAATGTAATTGAAGAATATTTGGTATCTCTAGGTGCAATAGTTAATAATGCACAGTTTAGCGAATTTAACAATACACTTAATAAAGCTAAATCTGCTGTAACTAAATTAAGTGATAGTGCTATGGATACCACCACATCACTTGGCAAAATGGTAACAGGTTTGAGTGCTGTTGCTTCTGCTATAACTGCTGTCGGTTTTGCCACAGCTAAAACTATAAAATCTGTAGCGGATGCAGACATGAAATATCAAGTACTAGCTAAAGATATATGGACCACAAAGGAAAATGCTAAAAGTCTACAATTAGCATTGGATACAATGGGGGCAAAACTTGAAGATGTTGCATGGATTCCAGAATTAAGAGAACAATTCTTGCGTCTTAGATCAGAAATGCAAGAACTTCAAACTCCAGCAGATGCAAATAATCAACTAAAGTATATTCGTTCAATTGGCTATGAATGGCAATCTTTTATGCTTAAGATAAAGATGTTAAAAGAATGGGTAGCTTATTATTTAATAAAGTATTTAGCAGGGCCTATTGAAAGAGTTCGTCAGGGATTAAAAGATATAAATGAAAATTTAAAAATGAATATGCCAAGCTGGGGTAACAAAATAGCTAAAGTATTAACAATAGTAGTCAATTTAGGTATGAACCTTGCACGTTTTGGTAAAACTGCTATAGATACCATTTCTAGATTTTTTAATATGCTACCAGAGGGAGCACAAAAGATTATTAAGTTTATATCTATAATCGGTATGGCTATAAAGTTAAATCCTTTTTTTGCTGCAATGAGTATAATGATACTTCTTATAGATGATTTTTATGCTTATATTGATGGTAGAAAATCAGCAAAAACTTTAGCTCCAGTATGGAAAAAACTTCTTGAAGTTTGGGATGATTTACAAGTTTATTTTGAAAAAGGGGAGTATTATTTACAACACATTATCTCCTTGATAAATACTGAAGCACTACCAAAGCTAAAAAATTGGTGGTCAACCTTTAAACAGATTATGGATAACTTGGTTGAAATATTTTTCCGTATATTGGAGATATTAAAATATATGTTCCAAGATTTTGATGTAATCGGATTATTTATGCTTATGGGAGATAGTGTATCTAGTTTAGTTGATGGTGTTCTTGATTTAGTAGAAGCCATATTGGAACTTATCGCTAAATTATTTGGTTTAAGTGTAAAAGGTAAGGAAGTTTGGTGGGCTTTTGGTAAAGGTATAGAAAACACTTTAAGACTAATGACAAGACTTGTAAGATTAACGGGTGATTTATTTAGTGCATTAGCTAAAGCTGCAAGAGGTGATTTTAAAGGTGCTTTCAAACAAGTAATTCGTGCTTTTGGTAATTTTGGCGAAGGTATTCTTGATGATGTAACAGGTGGAAGAAGTGGTAAAGGTTTAGCTAGTGAAGGTGTTGAAGATATGACTAAATACCTTATTGATAATGGTGTATCTACTGTTGCAGCTTTAGGAATAATGGGTAATTTAGGTGGTGAGTCTGCTTATGATCCTACAGCTTATAATCCAAATGATAATGGAGGCCCTTCTGGTGGTCTTGCACAATGGCACGATACTGATTTTAACGGCAATGGTAGATTTAGTGCTTTAAAAAGATTTGCTGAAGCTAGAGGTACGGACTGGACGGATAGAAAAACACAATTAGATTTTTTACTATACGAATTAAAAACTGGATATAAAGATGTATTAGACGCAATGAACAACGCAAGTAGTGTAGAAGAAGCAGTTGAAATATTTTTAAGAGAATTTGAAAAACCAGAAAATCCAGAAGGAGTATTACAAGAAAGGATAAACAATGCATATGCTGTAAAAGATAGATATCTAGGTTCAGCACACAACTACACAGATACTAATAAATCTAGTGGACCAGTACATCTAGATAATAATAATAAATTAGAAGTAGATGACTTCTACACACCACCAAAAGAAGATTATAGTCAATACTTTGAAAAGACTGGATTTAGTAGTTTTTTAGGTCAAGGAACTTATGCACATAGTTTAATAGGTGGTAGCAGTGTTCCAATAATGACAACAGCTAATAATTATAATGGTTCAAGTGTCAATATAGGTCAGATAAATGTTACCGCACCAAATGGAACAGAGCCAATGACAGCAAAAGATGTAGCAGGAGCTGTTAAAAAGGTAATACCAGATGTAAATATTGGTGGTATTGGCAATAATGCACGAGATATTAGAAATATTAGTGGGGTGATAGTATGAGTTTATTTTCTACAGGCTCTATTAATACTTTATCCGCATTATGGCAACTAGGAAAAATAACTGTAGATAGAGCAAATGGTGGTACAGGGTTTTTCTCAAAAGGATACCGACCTAAAGAATGGAATGTTGCTGGCGGTGTAGATAATGGTCAAATTGATATATTAAAAAATACCAATGTTGATAATGTTTTAATTGATACAGGATTTTCTTTGGGCGGTATTTTAGGTGCTTATGTAACAGGTGCATTTGATACTAGTAAAATAGGTGGTTCAAATAGTGAATTAGTTTTAGTCAAAACTAATATTGGAGGCTTCTTTTTTGATGCAGTTTTAAATGAACAACATGATAGTGAACTTACTATAACACAGCACCCAGTACAAACAGGGGCTAACATAGCTGACCATAGCTTTTTAAATCCGTCTACTTTAACTATGGAAATAGGTATGAGTGATGCTATGGCAACAATGTTAGAAGGTCAATTTACGGAGTATTATACAAAATCGGTATCTGCTTATGAAAAGTTAAGAGAATTGCAAGCTTTAAGGCTACCGGTATCTGTTCATACCAGATTACATCACTACGACAATATGCTTGTACAAAATATTACAGCACCAGATAGTTATAGGACACAATATGGTCTGCGTTGTACAGTAACGTTACAAGAAATATTTGTAGTAGATGTAGCTACAGGTACAGTATCAACTCGAAACTGGGCATCTAGTGGTACTACAAATAGAGGTGAAGTTCAACCGCAAGCAACCGAACAAGCTGGAAGTGCCCTGTATGAAATGGGGGCTTGATTATGTTATATACAATACCATTAACAAATATAGCTAACCAAATGCTTAGTTTTAAAATAAATATAAACAAAACTAATATACACATAAAACTTTTTTTGCGTTATTTAGAGGAATATAATCACTGGACGGTTGATATAAGTAATGCAGAAACGGGTGAAATGTTAATAGCAAATTTACCTCTTGTTCCAGGAAGTGGATTAGCAAGTAATATATTAGCTCAATACGAATATTTGAATATTGGAGAAGCTTATATTGTAAAATCTGGTGAAACTCAACTTGAATATCCAGATAATGAAACATTAGGTTCAACTTTTTTATTGTTGTGGGGTGTATTAGATGAGTAATTTTTTATATCTTAGAAAATATCGTATAGTTGTTGCTTCTTCAACTGCGGAAATTGACAATACACAAACAACAAAAGGAAATGAGAAAAGCGATACGTCTAATGAAAATAAAGAATATGCATTAGACGTATCGCTTTTGCATTGTGTTTTCAGAGTTCGCAGAGGTATGGATTTTAATAATCATGCTGAAGTTAAAATTTATAATTTGAACAAAGATACCGAAGAAAAAATAATAAAAGAAGGAGACAGGCTTATTATTTCCGCTGGATATGAAGGTTATTTGAATACAATAAATTTAAATCCAGAAGATACTAAAAAGGCTGTAGGTTCTAATTTTGTAAGTAAAAAAGATAGTAAAAATAAAACGAAAGAAGATAATAATCCTCAGCAAATACAAGAAAGTCAGCCAAAACAATATGGGAAAATATTTGATGGTCAGATTGTACAGGCTGTTAGAAGTAAAGAAAATAATACAGATTATGTGCTTACTTTAGTATGTATAGATGGGGATACTTTTTTAAATATGAACTTTATATCACTTAGTTGTGTTCGCGGTCAAAATCCTCGAAATGTAATAGATACTGTAGTATCTAAGGCAGAGAAGCCAACACAAGTAAATAGAGTATCACCAACAATAAGTGGGCAAACATTACCAAGAGGAAAAGTTTATTTTGGTAGACCGAAAGATATTCTTACAGACGTGGCACGGGGTAATAATGCTAATGTTTGGATAAATGATGGTCAGGTAAATATTACAAAAATTACAGATACTTACACAGATGAAGCTTTAATATTAACTCCTAAGAATGGATTAATTGGATATCCACAACAAATACAATATGGCGTTTCATTTAGGTGTTTATTAAATCCTAAAATAAATGTATTATCTATGGTTCAGTTAAAAAATACAGAAATAAACGGTATGCAATTACAGATGAATATGCCAGGAAAAAGTCAACCACAGACACTGCAATTGGATGAAGAAAATATGTATCAAGCTTATGAAGTTGAACATACTGGAGATACTAGAGGCAATGATTGGTATACAACAGTTAATGCTTATAGTAGATATGGAAAAGATGTAGTTCCTGCAATGATGAAAGGAATTGGCTCTAATCCAAACAGTATATAAGAGGTGAAACAATGATTACATTACAAGAAATGATGAATGGTACACCTGCAAAAGATGAATTACTGCAACGTAATACATCTACGAAAATAAGAGTTGCTGTTCCTGGAATAATAAAAGAATTTAACTCATTAGAACAAACAGTTATAGTTCAACCGACAATAAGAGAGTTAGTAAATATTAATGGCCAACAGCAATGGCTTGATTTGCCGTTACTTTTAGATGTTCCTATAGTATTACCACGTGCTGGTGGATTTGTTATTACAATGCCTATAAAAAATGGTGATGAATGTCTTATTATTTTTGCAGATAGTTGTATTGATGCATGGTGGCAATCTGGAGGAACACAAAATCAAATTGAGATTAGAAGGCATGATTTATCTGACGCATTTGCTATATTAGGTTGTTGGAGTCAACCTAATGTTGTAGGTGAATATAACACTAATGCTATGCAGTTAAGAAATACAAGTGGAAGTTCTGCAATAACTATTTCAGATAGTGGAATAGATATAACATCATCTAGCATAACACTTAACGGAACAACTACAATTGAAGGTATTGGGTTTATGGGGCATAAACACAGTGGAGTACAATCTGGCGGAAGTATAACAGGAGGTGTAAGTGGGTGAAATATAGACGACTTGATATAAGTGGAGATTATACACTTGGTAGAAATCGTCAGAACTTTTTAACAGATGTAGACGCCGTAGCACAAGCAATAAAAACACGACTTCTTTTATTATATGGCGAATGGTGGGAAGATTTAACAGACGGATTGCCATTGTGGCAAAGAATGATAGGTAGTGTAGGCAGTGATGAGAATAAACAGGTGTTAGATTTAATTGTTAAAGAAAGAATAAATGGAACAACTAATGTAAATAGTGTAGTGAATTTTATATCAGAAATAAAAGATAGAAAATATACTTTTACTTGTTTAGTGGTTACTGATTATGGAAACCTTACAGTTAGTGTTTAAGGAGGGATAGAATAATGGCATATTTTGCACCATACATTGATGACGCTGGATTACATATCCCTACTTATCAAGATATTAAAGATGATTTAGTAACTGAAGCGAAAAAGATTTTTGGTGAGGACATATATCTTGAAAATGATAGTATGGATTATGAATATATATCTGCTATAGCTTTAAAAATGTATGATACTTTAAATAGTATTGTATATGTATATAATAGCCGTTCACCAGTTACTGCTATAGGTTCCGGATTGGATACAGTTGTTAAAATAAATGGTTTAAAACGAAAAGCTGCTAGTTATTCTACTTGTGTAGTAACTTTAACAGGAATACCTCAAACAGTTATTAAAAGTGGTGTAGTACAAGATATTTCGGGTAATAATTGGAATTTACCTAGTAATATAACTATTCCAGAAGAAGGAGAAATTGAAGTATCCGCTATATGTACAGTCTTAGGTTCAATATCTGCTTTAGTTGGAGATATAAATAAAATAGCTACTCCACAATTAGGTTGGATATCTGTTACTAATAAGGTTAATGCCGTTTTAGGTCAACCTGTAGAAACAGATGCACAATTAAGAGCAAGGCAAGCTGTAAGTACAGCATTACCAAGTCAAACTTTATTGGAAGGTACTATTGCGGGTATTGTATCTGTAGAGGGTGTAACACGTCAACGAGTATACGAAAATGATACTAATGACAATAGTGAAACTGAGGAAAACCCATATGGATTACCTGCACATAGTATAACTGCTGTAGTAGAAGGTGGATTAGATGCAGACATAGCAGAACAAATTTATATAAGAAAAGGTGTAGGGTGTTTGACAAATGGAACAACAGAAGTGCAAGTAATAAATAAGTACGATATTACTACACCAATAAGATTTTATCGACCTTCATATGTAGATGTTGATATAACTGTTAATATTAAAAAATATGCTGGTTATACAGATAATGTAGTAGATAATATCAAGAATAATATTTTAAATTACCTAAATTCACTTGGTATAGGAGATAATTTACCTACATCTTTACTTTGGAATAGTGCGTTAATAGCAAATCCGAATTTAACAAGTCCTATTTTTTCGATAACAAGTTTAACAGCAGGAAAACATAGTTCTAGTCAGGGAACAGCTGATATAGAAATAAATTTTAATGAAGTAATACAAGGAAATATTGATAATATAACAGTAAATGTCAGTTGAAGTAGGTGAATACATTGGAAAATATTTATTATTTAAATTTAATACCAAGTCAGTATCGCCTACAACCTAAATTTATGAAATGGCTTGAAGCTGGAATACAAAAGTTACAAGATAGTAATTCTACTGCCCAAGAAATTATATCTAATTTTGATCTAGATACAGCTACTGGTGTGCAATTAGATATAATAGGTAAATTAATAGGTCGCTCTAGGCAATTAGATTTTCAACCGCGTGCGGACGTATCTTCTGTACTAGATGATGATTATTATAGATTATTATTGAAAGCTAAAATTGTTTGGAATCAATGGAAAGGTACGCTTCCAGAATTATATACTGCTTGGCAAGAAATATTTCCAAATGGGAATCTTTTAATATTGGATAATCAAGATATGAGTATGGATGTAATTGTATCGGGAGATTTTTCTGTTTTAGAGAAGGATTTAATATATAACGGATTAGTTGTTCCAAAACCAGAAGGTGTGCGTATAAATTATATAATAATTGCACAAAATGCAGATGTACCTATATTTAGTTATGGTTATGATAATGAATTTTTGGGTGGTTATACTACTAATTGGATAAAAGAAGAAACAAGTTTAATTTTTGGTTATGGCGAAGAAACACAAGATATATCTGGATATGATACTGGTAGTTGGTTATAAAAGGAGTGTGAATTATGGCTAGTACTAATTTTTTAGTATTTGATGAAGGTAAACAAAATATGATGAGTGATGGGGATTATAGTGCTAATACCCAAAGAGCAAGAGGTGTAACACCTGGTATTGCTTATCCAAATCTACACAATAAACTTTATTATCAAGTATCTGTTATGGCAAAGGCTATTGCAGATTTTATGGTAGCACAAGGTGCAAATGCTAGTGATGAAGATGTTGAACAATTAACAGCTGATATATCAACTGCATTTACTAATTTTGTAGATAATAAAACAAAAGATGTGTATTTACCGTTATCTGGCGGAACTATGAAAGGTAATATAAATGCCAATGGGTATAATATTACTGCTACTAAATTTATAGGTAATCTTCAGGGTAAAGCTGATAGTGCAGCTAATGCTGATTTAGCAGCAAAAGCTACTACAGCAGAAAATGCTAATAATTCAAGTGTTGCTAATAAACTAGGAACTTCTACAGTGGGAAGTGCTACCAAGCCAGTATATATAAATAATGGTGTTGCAAGTGCTGTTAGTGTAGATTTATCTACACTAGCACCAAAAGCAAGCCCTGGATTAACAGGAACACCAACAGCTCCAACTGCTGCTGTGGATACGAATAATACACAAATTGCTACTTGTGGATTTGTTAGAAATGCTATAGCAAAGTACGCACCTATGTTAGATACAATGAAAAAAATATATCCAGTTGGAAGTATTTACATGTCTACTGTATCTACTAATCCAGCTACGTTATTTGGCTTTGGTACATGGGAAGCAATGCCAGCTGGTCGTGTATTATTAGCACAAGGTAAGAGCGATTGGGGTACAACTTATGAAGCAGGCTCTAGTGGTGGTGAAGCAACTCATCAACTCACTGTGGGGGAATTGCCCTCTCATGGTCATAGTGCCAGCACAAATACAGCTAATCT